AGGTTGTATAGATAATGGCACGCCGTGAAGATATATTAGTAGAGATTACTAAGTTACTGAAAGCACAACGTAGTGTAAAACTTGGCAAAGTTGAACGTGATCCTATTGTGATTGAAGAACTTGCCAAGACAGCATTTCCAGCCGTATATGTTGAAACCACAGATGAAGACATTGATGATATTACTATGACAATGGGTTCAACTGGGTTGATGCGTGAAGGTGTATTGGAAGTTGCTGTTGTTTTAGTTATTGGTGGAAGAGAAAGAGATACACAGCGGAACATTGCTGTGGAGGCTATTGAAAATACACTAATGGCAGACAGAACTTTGACTAACACTGTTGAAGATATTAGGCTCACAAGAGTTGAGACTGTAGAGACTGGGGAAAGTGCACCTTTTGCCAGTTGTAGAATGATATTCACTGTAGAATATTGTTACCAATTAAATAATACATAATCAGGAGAAAATGATATGGCATGTTACGCAGGAAAAGACGGTGCTCTCTCAGTAGGAGGCACAAACATAGCTATGTTGACAGCATGGAATGTATCACAAAACGCAGAAACGCTAGAGTGTGCATACATGGGGTCAGTATGGAAAGAAAATAAAGCAGGATTGTTAGCTTGGGAAGGTTCAGCAGACGCTAACTTCACAGATGACGCAACATCAGGCGCAGCCAATGCGTTCACAGTTGGGTCTGAAGTAGCACTAGTATTTTACCCAGTAAGTGGTGGAACACTAAGCTTCACAGGCAACGCAATTGTAACTTCAATTGACAATGATGCATCACTAGGTGACGTTCAAACAGTAAGCCTTAGTTTTACTGGAACAGGCGCTCTAGCAACAGACATCACTGTTTAAGTTGTAAACTATTAAGCTGTGGGTAGAAATGCCCACAGTTTTCTTAGGTTTAATTGCAGACCTAGACAGTAACCCTAAATTATTAGGCTGTTGAATATGCAAAAACTAAAAGACAAGGAAACTATATTATGAGCAAAGAAAATAAACCAAGCATTCTAAAGAACGCAACAAGCCACTTTAGAAGTGCTATGACACAAGAATTAAAAGAGATCCATGTTCCAGAATGGGATTGCACAATCTACTTCAAAACGGCAACTACATTTGCAACAGAGAAAAAGATCTTAGACCTACATTCTAAAGGTGAGATGGTAGAAGCATTAGTTGAAACACTATTAGCTAAAGCACTACACAAAGATGGATCAAACGCATTTTCACCAGCAGATAAAATTGTAATGATGCGTGAAGTAGACCCAGAAGTTATTATCCGTGTTGTAAGTGAAATGCAAGCAGCAAAGGAACAGGCTAAAGCAGACCTGGGAAACTAAAACAAGATCTAGAGCTACTGTTTATCTTTAGGATAGCAGAAGAACTAGGTCACAGCGTTGAATGGATTATGAATAATATGAGTTATTTGGAACTTGAAGGATGGGCTAAATATTATGAATATAAGAATGAACAATCCAAAAAGAATCAACCTAAAAGATAAGGATCAACAGCATGAAAGCAGCAGGCGTAGGTAAAAATATAAAAAAGCAAGTGCAAGCTGACTTTAAGCAGTATGTTGTTGATCTCACACGTAATTTACGTAGCACAACTCCCGTTGACACAGGTGCTGCCCGTAGGACTTGGAGACAAACAGGTGAACCATTAGACATTGGCCGTGGAACTCCAACCCGTAAAAAGATTATTGATAACCGTGTTGGTTATGCTTCAATACTAGATGGATCAGAAGGCAGACCTACCAGTAGGCAAGCTCCACGTGGCATTGTTGAACCAGCACTTAGAAAAACAAGGCAGAGATAAAGGACAGCACTATGAGTGGAACTAGTAGATATGATATTGATATTGTTGCTAATAACAAAGCATCAAGAGCCTTAGGGAAAGTAACAAAACAATTAGGCAACATTGAAAGCAAGGCAGTAAAAGCCAACAGCACTTTCAGAAAAATGGGAACAGCAGCGGCGGCGGCCGCAACAGCACTTGGTGGAATGAAACTTGCCACAGGCTTTCTTAATACAGCAAAACAATTTGAAGAATTAGGCATTCAGTTAAAATACATAACTGGTAACGCCAAAGATGGTGCTAAAGCATTAGACATAGTTGAAACAGCGGCAGGTAATGCAGCATTCAGTATGGAAGAAATGGCAGCGGCTGCACCAAGTTTATTAACAGTAAGTAGCGTAGATCAATTAGCAGACACATTAAGTATGGCTGGTGATATTGCTGCGGCTACTGGAATGACATTCCAAGAATCAGCCAGTCAGTTACAACGTGCATTTGGTGGTGGTATAGCTGCCGCAGACATCTTCCGTGAAAAAGGTGTTAAGAGTATGTTAGGCTTCCAAGAAGGAGTCAAGTATACAGCTGCACAAACAGAAATGATGATACGTAAGGCATTTGAAAACGGAACTACAAGTGTTAAAGGTGCAAGTGCTGAAATGGCTAAAACTTGGACTGGTCAAGTAAGTATGATGGGTGACAAGTGGATGCAATTCAAAAAGACCACTATGGAAAGTGGCTTGTTCCCAGAACTCAAAAAACAATTAGGTGATCTAGACAAGTTTATGACTGACAATGCTGAAGCTATAAATGATATGGCAGTTGCACTTGGTCAGAACCTAGCAAGAGGCATTATAGCATTAGGTGATGGTGTTAAGTTTATTGCAGAACATTCAGATAAGTTTAAAACTGCAGCCAAAATAATCATAGGACTAAAACTAGCAAGTTGGGCATTAAAGGCCGCTAGTGCATTTAGAATAATGGCCACTGGTATAATGACAGTTATGGCAATGAGTGGTCCAGCAGGTTGGGCAGCACTAGCAGGTGGTATTGCAGCAGTTACAGTAGGAACACTAGCATTAAACAAAGCGTTTGGTGAAACAGCACCATCAATGGATGCAGATACATTAGCAAAAGAAATTGCTAAAATTGAAGAGAAACTCACAAGTCTTAAAGATAAAAATAAAGAATTAGAAAAATCAATGGTTGATATGGGAGCACCATATCAAGACTTTACTGTTGATTTAAATGACTTAAATGACGGCTTTAGTAGTTTAGAAGATAGAGTTATTGAAATTCCTAACTTGTATGAAGGCGCCACTGCCGCAATGGCTAGCAACAGTGCTGAGATCTTCTTACTTGAAAAACAACTTGAAGCATTAAAGAACACAACAGTATTAACTACAGAAGTAATAGAAGAGCAAACAGCAGCTACGCATCCATTAGCAGAAGGCTATATGTCATTAGGACAAAGTTTACATGGTGTGGCTAATGAAGCAACCAAAACTGGCAAAGCATTTGAATTAATGGATATTAAAAATATTAAATTTTATCCAGATGCTGTGTTTAGAATGGCAGAGGCTGAAAAAGCCAATGCAAAAGCTATTGATAATAAAGTAATGGCTATGAAAGACTTGTTTAGTCAATTAAATCCAGTTCAAAGTATAACTGATAGATACAATGAAAGTATTAAAACATTAAACTTCTTAATAAAAAATAACATTGGTGATTCAAAGAAATGGAAAATACTACTTGGTCAAATTAAAAATGAAATAGCAGCTCTTGTTGAACCACTTGATACACAAGCAAGCAGGTTTGCTAACTTCTTTGATGAGTTAGTAACCAACAGCAAAGCAGGTGCAGAACAATTAGTGTTTGTTGAAATGGCTGCATCAAAAGCCCAGGAAATGCTTAACGCAGGACTAATAAGCATTGATGCATACGCACAAATGATGGTTAACCTAGGAAAAGGCACCAGTGAAGCAGCTAAAGAAACTGAAAAGTTCTCAGACTTCTTTGAAACATTGTCAGCACAGTTGTTTCCAACTGAAACACAAGTTAAAATTATTACAGAACAAATTGGTAAGCTCACAGCAGAAATTACAAAAAATGGTGATGAAACAGGCCAATTAGGCAAAGCAATTGATCTACTAAAAGAGAAAATGAGGTTGCTTGATCCTGAAGTCCAAAAGCAAATAGAAGCTAACAAATTGCTTGTAGCAAGTATGACAGGATACAAAGACGCAGTTATGCGTGCTGCTGAAGCAAAAGAAAGAGAAAAACTAGCAATAGATAATTTAGTTACTGCCAACAACAAACTGTATGCCGCAACGCATCCAGTTGAAACACAAATGGCATTATTACAAACACAAATTGATGGTGTTAACAAACAACTTGAATTAGGTATTGGCAACACAGAAAAATTAGAATCAACATTGGTTGAACTTAAAAAGGAAATGCGTGATATTGATCCTGCATTAGCAGCCCAACGTGAGTTAGTTGAAAGTCTACAAGGATATGATGATGCTATTCTAAGACACAAGAGAATTGTAGAAGCCAACAACGCAGCCAAAGGCAAAGCAATGTTGGCTGAAGCGGAATTCAAAGAAGAAATGAGAGGCTTGTTGGATACACTATTTCCAGCACAAGCGGCTCTTACTGCACATCAACAGCAAATATTAGATATTGAAAAAGCATACAAATTAGGTGAATACACACTCACAGAATACAATGAAGCAATAGCAAAAAGTAATGAATTGTTCAAAGAAAGCCAAGATGATGGCTTTGGTGCTGAATTACAAGCTGTAACAGAAAATCTAAAACCTCTCAATAAAATAATGAGAGAAAATGAAGAAGTATTAGCTACTCTTAAAAGAGGATTAGATGAAAACATACTTAGCACTAAAGAATACAATGACTTAGTTGGTATACAAGCAGAGAAATTTGCTGAAGCAACTAAAACAATGAAAACAGCAAGTGAAGAATTTGTTGAGGGCTTTAACAAAGACTTTAATGATACATTTGCAGATGCATTAGTTGAAGGTAATTTGAGCTTTGATACATTTGCAGATTTATGGAAAGGCACACTAAAAAGTCTTATCAGTGATACACTCAATCAAGGAACATTGTTAAATGATATACTTGGTGGATTTGGTAAAGGTGCCGGAGGCGGCGGCTTTAACTTTGGTAGTCTCTTTAGCGGTGGCGGTGCAGATGGCATTGGTAACTTTGGAATGGTTGGTGATTTCTTTGGAGGCATTGGTAGTGCGTTTGGATTGTATGCAGATGGTGGTAAAATTAAAGCAGGTGAGACTGGCATAGTAGGAGAAGCAGGTGCAGAACTGGTTTCAGGACCAGCTACAGTAACCAGCAATCAAGACAGTTTTGGCGGTAACGCTCCTCCGGTAAATATAACTATACAAGCAATTGACACGCAAACAGGCACAGAATTCCTGTTGAAAAACAAAAGACAAATTGAAGGCATTGTTCAGAGTGCATACAATAGACGTGGAAAACAGGGGATTTATTAATGAAAACAATATTTACATATCCAAATAATATTACAACTGATTATATTAGCACGGAATATTTAGGTGATACAACCAGTGGGTTTTATAAAAGAGCAAATGATTTAAAACTTGGAAATTACAAGGCTTGGAGCACAACAGCACCAACAGAAGATATTAACTTAACAATACAAGCTATGAGTAAATATCATAACGCATTTCTTGAGACTTGGAATGAAAATACAATTTATAAATTCTGGGAACAACCCTTGTATGAGTGTAAACTTGAACTTGTAAATTCTGGACCATTATCTCAAGCAGCACCAAATCCAAATACAGCATTCTCACAACCTATTACTTTTACTTTTGCACAACCACATGAATTCTTAGATGGTGAAAATGTAGTTCCGTCAGTATTTGACGGAGACTTAACAGCTATTAACGGAATGGATGTATACGTTAAGAAAATATCTGCAACTGAATTACAATTATCTACAAATTCTGGCTTAACTGAATTACTTGAATATTGGCAAGTAGACACAGATACTATTACAAGTTCTACTGTAGCTGATCCTGTTGTATTCACTAGCAATGGATATAATATTACTGGACACGTAACAATGGATAACTTTGATGGTTATCTAAGCATATATAACACAGGCTCACAGTCACAATCTAGTATAGCTAACTGGTATGTTCAGCCAATTGATGCTAATACATTTAATTTATCTTGGGACCAAGCTGGAACTAGTTTATTAGGGATCTCAACACAAGAAACTGACAACCTAAATCCTATTCAAATAAAAGCTACTAATAATATTAGTAGTGCTAGAAGTAGCTTCTTTGATTCATCTAAAGTAACAATAGATTTAGGATCATCAACACCTTTACCAGATGGCGCATTAATGGAATATAACTTTCCATCACCT